CATCTTAACCCCTTTACAGGCGTTAGGATGGTGGTGGGTCACAACGAGAAGGTCCTTTGCCTTCAAAGAAGGAAAGGACACGAAGTACGTAAGGTACAGTGTAGGACAACCTATGGGATTGTTATCGAGCTGGCCAGTAATGGCGATCTCGCATCACTATCTCGTAAGGTTGTCTTTCGCAGCTCAGGGATTGAACCCTGTCCGCGCTGACTATCGCGTGTTAGGTGATGACCTAACATTACGTGGTTTCGGTGTAGCTGAAGAATATCTCAGATTAATTTCATACTTAGGTATGGATTACTCTCCAGATAAAACTTACATCGCAAAAGGAGTGGCAGAATTCGCAAAAAGCTTATACTGCCATGGGGAAGAGTTAACACCTTTTCCCCTTGCCCTTCTTCGATTTAACGAGAATACACTTGTGTCGAACGTATTGGCTATACTGTCCGAGTGTGATAGAATTAATCTACCTATCACAGCGCAATCGTTATTGGGATTATTCCCCTATCGGTGGCGCAACTTGGTCTTGTTAGCCGCGTTGTCACCGAAAAGCCCACGATATGTTCTAGATTTGCAGCCTAGAACGGATCAATGGGTATTTTTACAATTTGTATATGCTCAAAAGATAAGGTACTTCTCCAGAGTGGAAACAGTCTGGGAAAGTACTCACGCTTTTGCGTATATGAACCCTAGTAAATCTATAAAACTGGGAGATCCTTTGGGATCTCCGTTTATACAGATTGGAAAGGATAATAGTGAAAATTATCCTGTCCGATACTTGAGGGACGATAAACGTCTTTTATCACCTCAAGTATTGTTAGGGTTAGGTTGGACTTCTTATTGCACTAAATCTTGGCCTACAGGCTTACCGCCTATAGGTGATTCAACGCTAAATCCAGGTCCTACTTGGAAGAAGGATATACGGAATCAGTTAATATTCCGGTCTTCCCTTACCAAGTTTAACAAGCTTATGCCGGGTTACTTCACAGTACGCTGTGTTGGTAAACAGGTAGGTGAATAATTGTAACTCCTTTGCAAGGAGGCGCAAACCTCATAGTTGAGGTCCCTGCGTTCTTGTTTACA